CTCTTTGGAGACAAGACTGCTCTCGGATATGCATCCGCATTTGATAGAATCAACGTTCGCCGCTTGTTCTTGACTGTTGAGCAAGCACTTGAGAGAGCAGCAGAAGCACAACTCTTTGAACTCAACGATGAGTTGACAAGAGCAAACTTCAAGAACATTGTTGAACCATATCTCCGTGACGTTCAGGCGAAGAGAGGTCTCTACGGATTCCTGGTTGTTTGTGATTCTACGAACAACACTCCTGATGTTATCGACAACAATGAGTTCCGCGCAGACATCTTCCTGAAGCCAACGAAGTCCATCAACTACGTCACCCTGACGTTCGTTGCAACCAGAACTGGCATCAGTTTTGAAGAAGTCGCAGGCACAGTTTGATCTAATTGATAATAAATAACTAAACGGAGGATTAAAAAATGCCACACTCTATTCAGGACTTCAAATCAACACTCGTCGGGGGCGGCGCACGCCCCAATCTATTTGAGGTAAGTCTTACCACTTTCCCAGGCGGCGCAGATTATGACGCTACCGACTTCTCTATCCTTTGTAAGGCAGCACAGTTGCCTGCATCGAACGTCGCTTCAATCGATGTTCCTTTCAGAGGTAGAACTTTCAAGGTTGCTGGTGACAGAACCTTTGATACTTGGACAGTTACTGTCATTAACGACACTGACTTCAGGATCCGTACTGCCATGGAAGCATGGATGCAATTCATTGCTCAGTATGGTGATGGATCGGGTGCTACCAACCCAACTTCCTACATGGAAGACGCTATCGTCAAGCAGTTCAGCAGAAAGGCTTCTGCTATGTCTAGTGAGGTTAATAACGGTATGGAGGTTATAAAACAGTACAAGTTCTATAGCATCTTCCCAACCAACATCTCTGCGATTGACCTGTCATACGATTCTTCAGATCAGATTGAAGAATTCACTGTTGAATTCCAGGTACAATACTGGGCCCCACATGAAGGCGAAAACTGATCGACTAAATAATATCGATTAGTTCAATCGGTAATAATGTCGTCTAAATTATTTGGGTTCTCTATTGAGGACAACGAACCACAAAGTAAAGGCGTAGTCTCCCCCGTTCCTCCCAACAATGAGGACGGGGTTGACCACTATCTTACTAGTGGTTTTTTTGGTTCTTATGTTGATATTGAAGGCGTATTCAGAACAGAGTTTGACTTGATCAAACGCTATCGTGAGATGGCACTACATCCTGAAGCGGATAGTGCCATCGAAGATATTGTAAATGAAGCAGTTGTTTCAGATACTAACGATAGTCCTGTTGAAATTGAACTGTCAAACCTTAATGCTAGTGATGGTATTAAGAAAAAGATTCGTGAAGAGTTCAAACATATTCTCTCATTATTGGACTTTGATAAAAAGGCACACGAAATCTATAGGAATTGGTACGTTGACGGTAGACTTTACTACCATAAAGTCATTGATATGAAGAATCCTCATGAAGGGATTCAAGAATTGCGCTACATTGACGCAATGAAAATGCGTTATGTTAGAGCACAAAAGCAGAAAGGAGATGATAAACTCCGTCTTGCTAATGTCAATTCTGATAATCCGATGGAATATGAGTTCCCTCAGATTGAAGAATACTTCATTTACAATCCAAAGGCAGTATATCCAACTGGAAGCCCCAGCGCAATGACTGGTGGCAATAAGGGAATCAAGATGTCAAGAGATTCCGTCACTTATTGCACGTCTGGTCTTGTAGATAGAAACAAAGGAACTGTCCTTTCATACCTTCACAAAGCAATTAAATCACTCAATCAACTCCGTATGATTGAGGATTCACTGGTTATCTATCGTTTAAGTAGAGCACCAGAGCGTAGAATTTTCTATATTGACGTTGGTAATCTTCCAAAAGTCAAGGCAGAACAATATCTGCGTGACGTTATGACGAGATATCGTAACAAACTTGTATATGATGCATCTACAGGAGAGATCCGTGATGACAAAAAATTTATGTCAATGCTTGAGGATTTTTGGTTACCACGAAGAGAGGGAGGACGTGGTACTGAAATTTCTACTCTTCCAGGAGGACAGAATCTTGGAGAAATCACAGACATTGAGTATTTTAAAAAGAAGTTATACAGATCCCTTAACGTCCCGCCATCTAGAATGGATGGCGAAGGCGGATTTAATCTCGGTCGATCCTCAGAAATCCTGAGAGACGAACTTAAATTTACCAAGTTTGTTGGACGTTTGAGAAAGAGATTCTCTGGCATGTTTAATGACATGCTGAAGACCCAATTACTCCTGAAGAATGTAATTACTCCAGAAGATTGGGAGATGATGTCGGAGCATATTCAGTATGACTTCCTGTATGACAATCACTTCTCTGAACTTAAGGACTCCGAACTTCTCAATGAAAGACTGAATAGTCTCCAGGCTGCAGAACCTTATATTGGTAAGTATTACTCTCAAGACTATGTTCGTCGTCAGATTCTTCGTCAGACTGATGAAGAAATCCTGGAGCAAGATGCACTGATTAAAAAGGAGATTGCAGCAGGAATTATTCCTGATCCAAATGCTCCTATCGATCCAGAAACTGGTGATCCTTTAGATACTGGCGCAAGCAATGATCTAGGAAAACCTCAAGTAGAACCTGACGTTGATGGTTCTCCTGCAGAGGCACCAGAAATTCCCAACGGTGGGGAGATATAAATACCCATAGTTCTATAACATTAACTTAACAATGGACGAATTAATTGATGCGATTTCAGCGGATGAATCTCCTGCGGATATCAGCAATAGAATCAAAGACATTCTATTTGGAAAATCTGCAGAGAGAATCGATGCTTTTCGCCCATCAGCGGCGAAGTCTATGTTCGGTGATGATACCGATGTAGAGAACGAAATTGATGATGAGGATTCTTCCGAAGGCGAAGAATAAATAAATAACTACTAAAATGACCTAAAGGATAATGGCTTTTAAACCGGTTGGCATTTGTACTGCCATAACTACAGGCACTGCTACAGCACAATCTACAGTATTCTCTCAGCAGAGTGCTTATGTGAGAGTTGTTGCTTTGACCAAAGGTGCTCACGTTTCGATTGGTGGTACAAATCCGATCGCAACTCCATCAAATTTCTTTGTTCACGAAGGTGAAGCAGAGACTATTGCTATTGGCAGAGTCAATTCCCAACAGGTTGTTGGTATTGAAACAGGAGCAGTCACTACTGTTTCATTCCCAGAAGGAGTTATTGGTTCACCATTTGCTGTCGGTGATTCGGTTACACTTAGTGTAACTGGTCAGAGTGGATATAACATTTCAAATGCTCTGGTCAAATCAATCACTCAGACTTCGGTCGAACCATATCAAACAAAAGTTGAATTATTCCATTCTACTGCTTCAGGTGCTCCAGACGAAACCAGAGATGGTCTCGGAACTTTTGCAGAACTGAGAAGCACGTTCAGAGTTGCGGCTCTTGGACTTGGTAGCGGAAAACTTTATATCCAGCAAGTTCAAGAATCAGGGAGTGTATGATGAAACTCATTAGAGAAGAAATCGAATCAGTTAAGTTCTTAGTAGAAACAACCAAGAGCGGTAAGAAGTCTCTTTATATTGAAGGTGTTTTCCTTCAGGGAGAAATCAAAAACCGTAATGGTCGTAT